GTCCAGAGGTAGCGGCATGTTCTTCAGAATTGCCAACTTGAGCACGGAGAACAGGAACAGTGACTGGCAAAGATGTTGGCATAGCCAGTTCAATGTCGTCAAACCAGGCGAAGATGGTAAAAGTCGCTCCGTTGACAACGGGTGATGTTCCAGTCTGCACGGGATTGATCGGTACAATGTACATCTCTCCCATGTTAGAATGCGTGTCGATCAGATTGTAATGCGAAAGTGGTGCGCAATAGGGAATCTTAATTTCGACGGGAGCATTTGATCCAAGATCAATTTCCACACCTGGGTATCCCGTGTTGTTGGGCAAGGATCCAAGTCGAGCAGAGCGATTAGAAACTGCATCGAAAGGTGCGAAAAACATCCAATACTTGCCGTTCATGAATGGTGTTGCATTGAAGACAAGGCGGATCTTTACATTGGCTCGAAAGTATGTAAAATAGTCGAGCTTCTTCACAACGTTCGCTGATTTCTGGAAGATAATGTCCGGAAATTTCAACGTAACGTTAGTGAAGGCGGTATTAAATTCACCGTTCAGAACATTTACGGGACGCTTAAGAATAGCATGAATATCATGCATCTTATCGTCCTCAGCCATCTTTGTCCACGCAGTGGCGGTGGACATAAGTGGTTTTTCATAAGTCTCAATATTGACATCATCAACAAATGTTGTTATCTGTTGTGTGTCTTTGTCAGGTCCAAGTTCTGACATTTCATTATGTTGTGAGTTAGCAATCGCTTGAGTTATCAAACTTCCAATCGCGCGATTTCACGAATTTGGTCTAAAGCAACGGGTTAGTAGCCTGGATTTTGAGTGGCACACAATAACCATTAGAATCATAGATTCTCCACTATTCAATTTCTAAAACGAAATGTGAATACCGAGGACCGGGATTTGCTGCACTTTCCTTACGTTGATCGGAAAGTGCCCCTAGCCTCGGATTTAGCTGCAAGCAGCGAGACGACCGTATTTCTGAGCCTCTACGGTCCTGTACTCCTCATAAGTAAGAAAGAGGGGACGGACAGCGAAGTTCCGAGATGCAGTCGAATATTCCTTAATCCAGTGGGTAAAGATGTCCTTTCCATGCAGAGAGAGTTCGAATGCACTGGTTGTCAGATTTTCAGTCGTTCTCTCCTCGTGATCAAAATCGCCGCGCACCCAATTCACCATTTCCAAAACGACACCAAGGTCGAGAGGAGCAAGGTACTGGTGCTCAGATTCATTCCACACGAAACGTCTCTTCAAGTACGAAATTTCGTCTAGAGAGCGAAAAGGGATCATCTCACCTGATTTTTCTTCGTCCGTATATGTCATACCCATAGTGGTGTATCCATCGGCGATAGTAAGCTGATTGAAAAGTTTAATAACTTCATCACTAATGTTGACACAGTTGTCATCACCATAGGAGACCATAGCCACATGCTTATTAAAAGCGCTCATGGTACGGTACTCCGGGGGCATGACAGTCATCCATACATAGCGCATTGAAATCGAATTAAATAACGAATTCAATATGGCAGTGATAGGACAACCAGAGGGCTGAGAGTGAGTCCAAAGGTAAAGGTCATCGCCGTTCAAGTGAACTGAGTTGACAATTTCTTTCCAAAGGACTCTTCGAATCTGTGCGTTCTCTTCACCATCATTGTAGAACTTATTAATAATCTCGACAACATCAGTGAGGATTTGCACAAGTAAGGTACCATCAAAGTTAGAGAAATCTCCCGCAATCACTTTGTTACCTTTGCTGCGGAGACGCTGAGCGGTACGAGTCCAATCCAAAGAATAGACATTGGTGCCAATCGAAATCTCATTATCAATGCGATTTTTAGCGCAATGAGCAGCAAAGCCAAGAAAGTACTTACGAAAAGCCAACGTGTAGTGCATCGGACCTGCAGCAAACACGCGAGTCTTCCCGATTTTGACTTTAGCGATGGGACGACGCTCATCCTTAAGCGTGTCTGTCCAGACGACAGGAGTGCGCTTATTGTTCTTTGCGTCCACTATCATCTGGTCCATTGTCTCCTTGACTTCGGGGGCGAGCTTATATTCGTCAGCTCCCAACCACTTTGTTTTGCCAGGTTTATTTCCCTTAAACTTAGTATAGGGAAAACCAGGCGACGACTTGCGGTTAATGGGTGTGACAAATGAATCTCCTTCTATACCGGCCACCGCTTCCATATCCGTTAAGACACGACTATGATCAGGATCGATATTGGAATTCACGATGCGTTCTACATCGTTAATGCTAGCTGCGAGACGGTCCTCGTTGAGAAATGGAGGAATATTACCAGCCTTTTTCAACCCTAGGGTCATGGGATCTACCCTTTTGCCATCGACCTTAATAGGACGCAATGCACTAGGCATCGTAGTAGCAGGGGTAATCATGCCATGAACTGCACTTGGTCGCAACGCTGTGTTAGTAGCACTAGCGACTTTAAAAATGGCCTTTCCTACAGGTACGAAATTACCCTCAGGAAGTGAGACAGTCTCAGATGTGCCAGTTTCCTTCAAAATGGGGTCCCAATTGACACTCACTTGCGCAGCAAGGGAGATCCGAGAGAGACCACGCATAATATCGGCAGCATTGAAGGGAGTTGAAATCCCGAACCCAGCCGCACCGGCGACATGTAGACCAAGGATTTTCTTGGCAATGCCACTGGAAACGCCCATGAGAATCGAACCGCAATCTCCATCCTTGGTTTCAAGTCCACGATACTCATATCGGTCCCGAATTGAATACCAATTGTCTCTGTCGTCATCATAAAAGATCTCTTGATCACGAGCTGTGATGGTGCCGAAACGCAAGATAGCACCAAGGTCGCAAGGAACGACTAGAACGCCATGGCAAGTCTTAAATTTTGTCATCTCGGCGCTCGTAGCGATGTTGTTCGTAATGTCTGCGTGATCCAAGATGGTACGAGGAAATTCAAGCAGAACTTGATCTTTGCTATTGCCAGCAGAGTCTTCAATTTTGACCCACTTCAGAGATGATGCGGGCATAGTATGACCTTGCCTGTTGGACTGGTTCCAGATACGAACTTCAGTGCTTGCCTCCAAGTATGGAATCAGGTGGCCAGCTGTGATAGCAGTCCTTCCAACAAGGAAACACATCTTCATACGCGTGCGCCAGGCGCCATCAATCATCAACTCAATATTATAAGTATTGTTGATGATCTTGCGTGAGACTTGCAGCCCATTCGGATCCGTCTGTAATTCAGCGCGCATAGCTTCTTGGCTGTCGCACGCATAATCGTCTCCTTCCTCGATTTCAACACGGAGGTTCATCGACTTCTTAGTATGGGGATCTCCGGATCCAGTCAATTCAACCTTGAGAGCATCCTTACGACGGGTTCGAGGATCTCCAGAAGTGGTGAGTTCAGTACTAACAACTTGGAAAGGGACGAAACGCTCTTCCACAAGACATTGCTCCGAAGAAAGAATTGTATTTTTCTTCATGATGAATCCAGTATCAGTCACACCATCATCATTAGTGTACGTACCGTACGAACAAGAAATTTGCCTGTCGCAGGCTCCACATAATTGCGGATAGTTGACTGATTCGGCCGTAGTTTTGATAACATGAGCATGCTCGTATGTTTTGTAACACCACAGGCAATTGTGCTTATGGACGATACGGGTACCTCGATCGAGACCAGCATGGTTGTGATCAAGTGGAGGACCAACGGCGATCTTCTTTCCAGTTCGGAGGTAGGACATGAGAGCCAAAATTATCAGTGGAACAATAGCACAGCCAATAGTCATGAAAGGATGATCAGTGATAATCTTCTTTACACGAGTAAAATATTCTGCAATCTTTTCTTTCCACCCTACAAGGCTCTGCACGAGACGTTCATGAACGCGACGAGTACTAGCAACGACACGTTGTTTCAAACCAATGACAACGTCCGTCAAACTCGTCCGTAGGAAAATATCCTTTTGCGCAAAGTTGCGGATGTGCTCAGGCGCCTGTGGGATCCAGATTTCGTTCAAACTCTGCAACGTACTAGACCAGCGCATCTGGTAATCCTCAAAGGATTCTCCTGCGCAATTATCTGCAAAGAACTCTGAAATGGCGAAAGAAGTCTCATCAGTCATAAACGGGCGCAAATGCTCGAAAGCTTCTTCGCCAAATGACTCAATTTGAGCACAATCCCATTTACCCATATACAAAGCGTCAGCAAGAACAAGCTCTTTTTCCAGGCCGGAAAGCCATTCTTCCTCCTCGCTAATAGATAAAACTTGTGCCTCCAAGAGACCTGGTGCATTAGCATAGGTGTCAAGAAAGTCAAACATATCAGACGAGCGATTAAAACGCTGTTGGTACTTGCGACAGCACAAGGTTGCGAACTCGTCATAAGAGATGGGTTCATCTGTGGTCGTGCGACCTGTAAGTGGATTGATAGGCCAAATATTATAGACCCTCATGGAGTGAGCTTCACCCGTGATGTTCCTTACCTTGACTGCGTCAAGATAACGATTCCCATCATCTCCAAGGGTAGTAAACATTCGTTTATTAGTAACCCTGACACAAATATCAAAGCGACGACGAAGTGCTTCCTTACAATGGATGGATTCAGGTCTTATCTGATTAATCCCCAAGTTTGAAGTGCAAATAATAGCACGGGAAGAGAAGTAAGTTTTCGCTTTCTCTTCAATCGAGGCCATATGCAACGGGTAAGGAGCAATATTTCCTGTCCTAATAATTTCCATAAACTCTGGATTGGGTTTACTCGCGCTATCGACAATTTGAGAGAAATCGTCGTAAACAACAACGCGTTGGTTTTTGTAACCATCCCAATAGTCTTGTTCGACAGCACGCATGTAAACTTCTTTCATGGGGTCGGCTTTCCCTTCTTCAGTTCGGGGCATACCGTCCAATTTTATAAGTTCGGTTGCGAGAGGGAACATGAGTCCAGATTTACCAACACCAGAACTGCCAAAGACGTAGATCACGACGGGTTCAACTCGGGGTCCAGCACGGAAAGCGCCTGAAGAGCAGGCCTTTTCATAAAGGTTCTTGAGAATTGCCCAATGGAGATTGAACGGAGCAAGCAGAGTCCTATCAACTTTAGTTTCAGCTGCAGTGACAGAAAATTGAGCGCCCTGACGATAGAGACTCTCAATATGAGAGCACATCTCGCTAGAGCGAACGATATTGTCAGCTGTATGGAGGCGAACGAGGTCCTGCACCTGGGTAAACCAGACGGAAACTCCGGACATAAATGTCTCAAGAGTCTCAATCTCGGAAGGAACGCCAGTATGCCATTCAAAGACTTGCTTCATCACAAAAGTAATGAGTTTCTCTAGTCCT